CGTTCCTTGAACCTGATGTTTGCTGACTGGGCAAATCGTGGGCTGAATCTCTGGACCGTAAAGCAAGCGACACAGGCTTTGACTTCTGGCACGGCAACGTATGCCTTCAACACCACATACACTGACTTGCTAGAGGTCGTGCTACGACGCAGTAGCGTGGACTATCAGTTAGATCGTATGTCCAGAAGCGAGTATCTGTATCTTCCAAACAAGTCACAGACAGGTCGTCCGAGTCAGTATTATTACAGCCGACAGACCACACCAGAGATCATACTGTGGCCCACACCTGACAGTTCTAGTGACAGCATTGTATACTACTATGTGCAGCGCATAGAGGATGCAGACGCACTGGTTAACACCACAGATGCCCCGTTTCGGTTTTTGCCGTGCATGGTTGCTGGCCTTGCATATTACACTGCTATGAAGAAGGCGCCGGAGAGAGTGCAGCTTTTGAAGGCGGTGTACGAAGAAGAATTCCAGCGTGCGGCAGATGAGGACGAGGATCGTGTGGCTTTGAAACTACAGCCTAGCATGCAGTATCTAAGGATAAACTGATGGCACGGTTTGCTTCAGGCAAGGATGCTTACGGGATATCAGATCGATCCGGCTTTAGGTATCGACTTGTTGAAATGGTTACGGAGTGGAACGGTTCTAAAGTTGGCCCTGATGAGTATGAGCCGAAGCATCCGCAGCTAGAGCCTATTCGTGTGGGGCCAGATCCGCAGGCTATTCATGACCCACGTCCAGATCAACGCACGGAAACTGCTGTTTCTCGTTTGCTGCCGTTAAATCCTTTCTTATCTGGTTCTGCGGGTAGTGACGTTGTTACGGTGGTTGAGCCTTCTCATGGACGTACCACAGGAGATATTGTAAGGTTTGAAAAAACGAGGTCGTTTGATGGGTTCACAAAAACAACATTGGAGAATTCCAATGGTTACACGATTACTGTCACGGATTCTAACCTGTATACCTTCACCGCGTCGTCCGGCACCGCAGCCACGGGTAATCAACGCGGGGGTGGTGAAAATGCGACTGTCGGAGTTGAACCAGCAGCGAACATAGCGGTGCTGAGAATGGCATTTACGATAAGTGTTGCGGCGCTAACTACCGATGCTACGACATTTGATTCATCCAGTGTTACATTAGATTCGAGCACTAAAACTTTTGACGAGGCTTAAATGGCAAAGCAGACAGTAGGGATAGGATCAAGCGCGAATGATGGCACTGGAGACACCCTTCGTGCTGGCGCTGACAAGATAAACGATAACTTTAACGAAATTTACGCAGCACTAGGAAATAGTAGCAGCGTCCTTACCGATATCATAGATGCTAATGGTCTCTTTGATGTTAGCTCTGGCGCAAACAAGATTGTTTTTTACTATGCAGCTTTCAGTGATTTGCCTAGTGCTTCAACATACCACGGAGCCATTGCTCATGTTCATGCGCTCGGAGCGATGTATTTTGCCCACGGCGGAGCTTGGCTACGCTTGAGTGACGAAGTTAGCGGTCCAATCACTAAATACACAACCACAGCGGCTACGGGTTCTGCTTACACTTTTTCTGGCCCAGGTGCCACCGCTGGTAACAACCCTAACTTTACCTTCTATAAAGGTCATACATATTTGATAGACAACTCGTCTTACGTTAGCAGCCACCCATTACAAATAAGGACCTCAAGTGGTGGATCTGCTTTCACAACAGGCGTGACAGAAAATTATAACTCTACGACTGGCTTGACGCAGTTTATCGTTCCACATGAGCCGAGCGACTCGTCGCTTGTGTATCAATGCACCAACCACTCCAGTATGGTTGGGAATATAACGATAGTGTAGGAGTGTTTGATGAGTTTTACCTACGCACAATTGAAATCCGCAATACAGGAATACACAGAAAACACTGAGACGACATTCGTGTCGTATATAGATGAATTTATTCGTTCTGCTGAAGATCGTATTTTTTACCTAGTTGATCTTGAGTATTTTCGTAAAAACGCCACAAGTGCGGTGACACAGAACGATCCATTCTTGTCATTGCCAACAGACTTTCTAGCCTCTTTTTCTTTATCCATAACGAACAGTAGTTCCAAAGAATTCCTTTTGCAAAAGGATGTAAACTTTATTCAAGAGTACAATCCAAACTCTGCTACCACAGGCACGCCTAAATATTACGCTAGGTTTGATGTTGATAATTTGATCTTGGCTCCCACACCTGATAGCAACTATGTCTGTGAGTTTCATTACTTTTATCGTCCTGCTTCTCTCACCGCCGGTGCCGATAGTGGCACGACGTGGTTAAGCACTAACGCTTCAAACGCCTTGCTTTACGGATCTTTGTATGAGGCGTATATTTACATGAAGGGTGAGCCTGACATACTTCAGTTGTACGATAAACAGTTCAGCGAAGCTCTTAGTAGATTGAAGGATCTTGCGGAAGCAAGAGAAAATGCAGACGCTTATCGTAGAGGTCTGCCGGATCGGCCTCGGACATAAGGAGAAGAAACGATGGCTACATCAAACGCCGCAACAAACTACCTTGAGCGGAGGTTGTTGCATTTTATCTTTAAAAACAACTCTCTCAGCTTTTCTTCGCCAGGGGACAGTATCTATGTGGGTTTGGCGACAGCCGTATCTGCTGCGGAAACGGGGTCACTGACAGAGGCTGACTTTACCAACTATACGCGCAAGCAGGTGGCCGCGTCAGGTTGGACTACAATAGGCGCAGACTCGACCGACACACAGACCGCGACGAATGCGGCAAACATTGATTTTGACGCCTCTGGTGGTGGTGGTGACGACACAATCACCCATGTCTTTATCGCTGACGCTTCATCTGGCGGAAATATTCTTTTTGTCGGCGCGCTGGATGCCAACAAAACTATAGCTTCTGGCGATATCTTCCGTATTAATGCAGGAAATCTAACCATAGAGTTGAAGTAACATGGCACTGGTTCTAAAGGACCGCGTCAAGGAGACGACCACTACCACCGGCACTGGCACATATACTTTGGCCGGTGCCGTTGCTGGTTTTGAGGCGTTCTCTGAGATAGGTAACTCCAACACTACCTACTATTGCTGCACCGATGGCACTGATTTCGAGGTCGGTATCGGCACCTACACGGCGTCGGGCACGACACTGGCTCGTACCGCGATCTTGCAGTCTAGTAACTCGGATGCCGCCGTAAACTGGACATCTGGTAGCCGCACCATCTTCTGCACGCAGCCAGCAGAGAAGGCGGTGTTCCTTGATGCGAGTGGTGATCTCACGCTAACAGGAGCAAACTACAACATCGTCTTCGACAAGTCTGACGATGCGCTTGAGTTTGCTGACAATGCGAAGGTTACGTTTGGTGCGGACGGTGATCTAGAAATATTTCATTCAGGTACGGCATCGGTAATTCGAGACAGCGGAACAGGTCCATTACGGGTAAGAGCAAACGCCACACATATTCAAAACGTAGGAGCCACCGAAACGATGGCTTCTTTTACCCAAAACGGCGCAGTCGAGCTTTACCACGACAACGCCAAGAAGCTGGAGACAGCTAGTGGCGGCATTAGTGTAACAGGCGAAGTGGCTGCAACCAGCCTAGACATTTCCGGTGATGTTGACGTAGATGGCACGTTAGAAGCAGATAACATGACCCTGAATGGCACTGCGATCACAACCACTGCCACTTTGTCCACCGGCATTTCTAACAACAATGTCCCTAAGTTTACATCTGGTGTAGCCGACAACGATTTCTTACGAGTCGATGGCACGGCCATCGAAGGCCGTTCTGCTTCGGAAGTTCTGTCAGATATAGCGGCTATGCCCCTCGCTGGCGGTACGTTTACAGGAGATGTCACGCTAACAGATACCGACGCAGGATCCGCAGAGGGTCCGCTTTTAATCTTAAATCGCGACAGCGGCTCTCCAGCGGATAATGACATTCTTGGAAACATCAAGTTTAAGGGAGACAATGACGCGGGTGAAAATGTATTTTACGCCGGTATTAATGCAAAGATAAATGATGCCACAGACGGCACTGAAGATGGTCTTTTAGACCTTTCTGTGATGGCTAACGGCACCGTGGGGGCCTCCCGCATCAGAATACAAGGCAATGGCGATACGGTTATTAGCAATAGAGATGTAAGGCTTAACATCGGAGTTGACTTAAGGTTTGAAGGCGCAACCTCTAACGATCACGAAACCACGCTAACCGTTACAGACCCAACTGCTGACCGCACGATAACCTTGCCTGATGCCACCGGCACAGTTCTGTTGACTGACGGTAGCGGCG